ATTATATTTTACTGTAATAGAATCAATTCCAAGAGACGGCCATGAAATATTAAATGGGTCTTCTTGATCTGTAAGATCTCTTAGAGCTTGACGATAAGAAACAATCTTTGCCTTATCTGATTCTGAGAATGAAGCAAAAACATCTGGGAGAACCAAATAGTCTGTTGCATTGATTGTGTTATTTCTGTGGTACTTGACTTCATTCCATCTAGACTCTACTAGAGCGTCTTTTTCTGCTTTTGTTAAATTTAATACTTTATATGAGCCTACTACTGCTCCCGCATTCCATTCACGAGTAAACTCAACTCTCTTATTCTTTGAGTCGTATTCTGGAATAGTTAAATTGTCTTGAACAACATACCAATTGTCAAAGCCCTCTAGGTGTGCCTGTAGAATTGGTGATGGAAAATGTGTTGATGGGTAAAGCTCTCTTAAAGACTGCTCATCAACAATTTGAACGATTTCTTCTTCTATAACTTGTGCGTACATTATCTTGAGTCCTTCATTGCTAGAGTTCCACGCCAGTTTGCACCGTTATCATAGGTAACAAATGTTATTACATCGATTCCGCCTGAAGTTAAAGCTGGTGCAGTTGCTGCTGGATATTTAGCATTTGTAAAGGATACTGTATAAGAACCTCCACCCACTAACTGCAAAGAGAATCCAACAACACCAGTTGATGGTGTGTTTGTAATATTAAAAGTTGTATTTCCATTAAGTGTTGCTGTAAAGTCATTTGACAATGCTAGGTTTAAAGCAACAGTGCCATTTACTGTTCCTAGATCAGTTCTACCAGTTTTGTAACCAGATATAGTTGCTCCAGTTGTTGTAATATTTGTAAAATTCATTGTCTCATTAACAACATCGCTATAAAGTGCCATTATACTAACCTCCACCCTCTTGTTGAATCAACATAAACTAAATGAAGTCTAGCAGAATTAGTGTTAACTGTCATATTTTCAGCAGTTCCCATAATTCTTTCTCCGTTTCTTGCAATAGTAAAGTTTGTTGTTCCAGAAGTTCCAGCTGCATCAACAATTCTAACTTCATTTCCAATAGACGGAGTAAGCGGAAGAGTAAGAGTCATGTTTGCTGCTGGTATAACAAGAACTCTATCATTTACTGCTAATTGTCTTGTTCCACTTGTGTGCAAAATCCAAGCATTCCATCCACCAAGAGCTGCAAGCGCTGAAGCTGTGGCAATTGCTGATTGCTGCGAATTAATAGAAGACTCAAGAGAAGTTACTCTTGGAGTCAGATTACTGTAAGCAGCATTTAGTGTGTCGTATGCAGACTGAAGAGTTGTAACAGCTGTACCGTTTGCTGTACCGTTTACAACTGTAATAGCTGCATCTCTTGCTGTATTTAATTGAGCTATTGCTTCTGCTGTAGCTCCAACAACATCGTTTACACCAAGTGCTGTGGATAGTGTCTCAAGAGCTTCTGCTAAAAGTAGGAGCGAGTTTGCATCTAGGGTGCCAGTTGCATACAAGGCGTCTACCTTGTCTTTAAATACATCAATCTGATCAGATAATGTAGAGTAATTAGGCATTTATGCCCTCCTTTTTAAGCCTGAGCCTCTGTCCATGACAAGCGGCAAGAAATGTTACCTGTTGTAGCACCAAGGTTCGTTGCTACGATTGTAAGAATATCTGGACCATTTGGGAATCCTGGAGCAGTAGCGCTACCATTTCCAGAAAGAATAGATGTTCCAAGATCTCGTACCTTTGAAAGATCAAATGATGTTACAGAGAGGTTATCTCCACCAGAGTTTTCGGTATAAAACGCAAACACCTGGTCACCGCCTGTAACTGAATTTGTAGGGTTAGTAATTGTATTTCCTGGAACTCCTCCACCGTCGTGGTAAATTACCTGTGCAAGGGAACCTCCAGGAATTCTTGTTGTTTCCCACTCATTAGGAATTGAAGGTCCAATAATTGATGCTGGGTTCAAGAAGCCCTGAATAAGGAACTGTCCTGAAGACAAGATACCAATTGATGAAAGGTTAAGCTGCATATGGTTAACAATTTCACGAATTCCATAGTTTCTTCCAAGACCATTATCTACAGACGGCGCAATTCTAATTGATACCAGTGGACGTGGTGTTGAAGAAGAACCAAATGATTGTGTAGCTGTTCCAGAAGCAACAACCGCTTGTGGGAAANTAGTGTTGTTTGAAATGTTGTACATGAGTGTGTTTGTTGTAACATTTGTAACGGAGAATGTTCCGTTAAATGTTTGAGACTCTGTTACTGTTCCAGCCAATCCAGTAAAGCTAACATTTTGTGGATTTGGCCTAGAGAATGTAAATGTGTTTGTTGTTGGCACAGTAAGAATTGTTCTAACTCCATTAAATATTGTGTTGGAAGCGCTAATTACGTTTGTAAGTGTAACTGTCTGTCCAGCCAATAAATTGTGAGCACCTGAAGTTGTAATAGTTGCTGTACCAAATCCTGTAATATTTGCTGAAATAATTGAAGCTGTTGTATTTACACCAGAAATTGAAACATCGTATCCTGGCTGAATACTATGTGCTGTAGCTGTTGTTAATGTTACCAACCCACCTGTTGCGGATCTTCCTGCAATTTTAGCTGTAAATGTACCAGAACCAGTAATTTGCATAAATCTCTGCATACCAGCGGTAAAGATGTAAGCCTTATCATCATCAAATCTTCCGTCCATAATCACAGATGATCCCCAGTGTGAAATAACTGGAGCACATTCTTGTGAAATTGGGGCTACAGAAACTTGTGCTGTTCCTGCTCCACCTGGAATTGTTGCGTCTGGTGAGAATACAACATTTGCTTGAGTTCCAGTAAGTTGAACCATTGCTCCAGAATAATTAATTGACATAGGTTGACGTCTTGCAATGTTTACAAGATATCCACGAGCTACTGGATTGTACGCCCCAAGAGATGAGTACGAAACAATTTCGGTATTTTGAGTATCTCTAATAAACAAGTGTCCAGATGATGGCCAGAAATCAATATTGTCAACATACATTGCAATTTCTGTTGGCAGAAGGTCTGCTCCGCTGATAGCTGTTCCTCCTGCAACAAGACGTGCAAACTTTGTTGGCTCATTTACTGCCTCATAACGTGCTGGAAGGTTTCCAGAACGCATATACGCCTCTGTATTTGCATTATTATTAGGCATCTTGTGGCAATAGAAAATATTTCCGTCTGAGCCTCTAAATCCAAATCTAATAAATCCTGCTCCGTACCATGTGTAGTCAATGTAGACCATCTGCATACGAGCTGGGTTCAAAATATATCCTGATGGACCTGTTCCGTCCATTTTGTCAATATTCCATTGTGACTGTGGAACCTTAATAGTTTCCATCTTTAAGTATCTAGCAGACGAAACTGATTGAGCCTTATAAGCTGGAGAGATATACATTTCTGTATCGTTATTAATTTGATTTACCTTGTAATGGGCTCCTCTAATTGTAATTTGATCTCCTACAGTAAGCTGCTTTCTAAATCTTGTGTTAGTTCCTTGTACATAGCTGGAATACTGTGTAACATTAACTCTTCCAAAGAGCTCTTTCTTTGTAAATCTACGAACACAGTGGAACTCTTTTCCATCATATTCAAAATAGAATCCGTTTTGGTCATCAAATAGTCCACAGCGAGTTGCTGCACCCTTCCATTTAACAACAGTAATCTTAACATCTGTTCCTCCTGGGAACTGATCTGTTGAAGGAAGAACTTGGTTAAGCAACATTTCATACTTAAATGAGTTTGTTCCTAAAACTTCAGTAACCTGGAAATCTCCATTCCAAGGGTTATATGTCCCAGTAACTGTTGCATTTTCAAGTCTGATTGTTGCGCCTGGCTGCAAGCCGTGGTCTTGACGAGTTGTTACAACAACTCTTGTAATTCCAACAGCATTGCTGTCGCAATAAATTGTATCTATGTCATAATTTGGTGTCAACATTGCGCCTGTTGAGAACTGGATTGACTTACCTGACTGATATCTAAAGTAACGGCGTGTTTGGCGTACTGTCTGTACACCGCAAACGTTGTTTGCTGTAGTTAAAATAACTCCGCCGTCAAATGGTCGGTGGTCAACATATCCTTCTGGTCTTGTAAATAAACCAACGTTTACTGTATTAATTGGATTTGTAACTGCTGCCTGAGTAGCCATTTGGAATTTAAACTGATTTGGTGTAGAAACGTTTGTGATAAACTGAATTCCACCAATTGGGCTTGAAAGATCATTAATAAGAATTGGTGTTCCTGGAAGCAATCCATGTGGTCTTGGAGTTGTAACAGTAATTGTTGAATATGATGCTTGATCTGAAATTGCAGACCATGATCCAAATCCACCAATGTTTCCTCCAACAATGTGAGCATTATCGTAGATTCCTCCACCATAAACACCAGTCATATTTCCATCTTTGATTGATTGGTTTGGAACAACACCCTTAGCCTGATATGTAAATGTAGTAGAGTCAACAATTGTAACTGGATAAGTTCCATCTGCTGTTGCACCTGATGATGTTTCTTGAACTGAAACTACGTCTCCATTTGCAAGTCCATGGTTTGAAGCAGTTGTTACTGTAACGGTTGATCTTGGTGAAGCTCCGTTTCCTGCTATATTAATAATGTCGTAGGAGTTTCCGCCTGTATTTCTTGAGAAAAATGTTGGGTAATTGCTGCATGTTACAAGGGCTTCCCATTTTGATGGCTGTACACCGTACTCAAAGTCTGTATCCATCAAAGACTGTGGTGGTGCTACACGAAGTTTTTGAACAGCGTCTAGGAGTGCTGGCTCAAATGTAATTGTCTCTGCAACTTCATCATAGACAATTGCAAGCTTGTCTGTTGAGAGCATAGAAGAGCAGTTGTATTCAAGGACAATTGTTGTTCCAGGTCTGTTTGAAATAGAGTTATCTGGTGTTACAGAAACATAGCCTAGATTTGGGTCGGAGAAGTTATAAATGACAGCGTTTTTTGTGACATTAGTAATGAGCATAAGGCGTTCTGCCTTAATAACTCTAGGTACAGTAATCGTATTTGTTACTGGATTAAATGTATAGTATGTCTCTTCAATTTGTCTTCTTGCCATGTTTTATTCTCCTAAAATAAGAAACTGCTTGCAGCGAATCTACTGTTTAACTGTGATTGTGTTAATGTTGAAGTATACTTTGGATAGTATATTCCAAGATTAAGTAGTGCGTCAACTTGCAAAGCATCTGTCTTTGCATATAGTTCATTTGCTACTACGTTACCTGAAGGACCAGTTGGGCCAGTGGCACCTGTATCACCCTTCAAACCTTGTGGTCCCTGTATGTTTCCCTGTAGAGACCAAGCCCCAGAACCTGATGAATCATAAATGTACCAGGCTCCAGTTGATGTTGCTAAATATTGATCATTTCCTAAAAGACTTGAAGGTGCAGGATTAGAAGATGTTGGAGCATTAAGTCCTGTGTAGATCTTGCTTCCTCTTTGTCCAGCAATACCTTGTGGACCCTGATTACCTTGTGCTCCTACCGCACCTCTTGGAATATTAAAAGCTAAAATTGCTGCAGAAGCTGTTCCAGTATTTGTTACTGTTGCATTTGTTCCTTCTGCGGTAGTATTTACTGTTCCGACAGAAATTGTTGCAGGTGTACCTGCTGGACCCTGGGCACCTTGCGGACCTTGTGGACCTGGTCTAGAACCTGCTACGACAACCCAAGAAGAGCCGTCCCATCTTTTAAGTGACATGTATTTACTCCTTTACAAAGTATACCAAAGTTTTTATAAAAAGCC